TATTATTATATATTATATATTTTTATTTAAGTCTATTTAAAAATATTAGTACAAATATTTATTAATAAATCAATCTTCATCATCACTTTCTATTATTAATAATTTTTTAGTTTGTTTTTCTTTTTCTTTATCTTTTTTAAGTTCTCTTATTTCTTTTGTTTCTTTTTTTATTGATTTTTTATTTTTAATCAATAAAGCTTTTTCTACCATAGAAACTGGAGGTTGTTCATCTACTGCTTCCGTTGCAGGTAGTAATACAATTTTTTTACTTAGTTTTCTTACCTTCGGTTGTAATTTTTTATTTTCATCCTTAGCTATTTCTATTGCAGTATTGGTTTCTTGTATATTAGTACGTATATTTTCTGTTGCTTCATATTCGGATAGTTCAAGAATTACTTTTTCTGTATTTACCTCTGCAAATTTTTTATATACAAAATAACGATTTAAGAATGAAATTTTTTGCTCATAAGCACTCATATTTGCAGCTTTTCCGTAGTCTTTTGCTTTGAATTTGTTTTTAGATATTTCTTCTAACATATTCATAAATAATTCGCTAAAAAGACCTGTACCATCTGGAATACCTAATTCATTTGCTTCTTCTCTAGTTATCAATTTAAAACCATATAAATTTAAAATACGATTTAAATAATCAAAATTAATTAAATATTCTGAAATTAATTGGTTAATTGATTCTTGATATACGTCAATTTTGTATCCAATACAACTTGAATTATCATCAAATGTATTAGCATTATACATTTTAATTATTTCCCAAATTTTCTTTCCATCTTCGTTTATTTGTATACCCTCACCTTGTTTTGTTTTTTTTAATAAATCAAATACTATTTTTCCATCATATGCAGTACCTATAAAATATCCATTTAGCTTAGTACATTCTGCTAAATTTTTAACAAAACCTCGAAGAGTATCTGGACTTTCTAAGAAATAATGAATTGCAAATTGACACGATGATACATTAAAACCGTCATCGTGTTTGCCATATTGTTTAGCAACTCCTTTGCCAATTTTCTCAGGTTCTTTTGGACCAATACCAAATATGGCAGCTGTTATTTGTTTAGCCTTATCGTTTAACATTGCACTACCATTTCTTATATTAAATGAACTATTTCCGTGAACAAATAAAGCAGATGGTATATTTTTATTCATCTTTTTTGAATCTAAAAATCTAGCACACGCTCCATTCAATCGATTTTCTAAATTATCTTTCGAATAATCAATCCCAAATACAAATGACAATTTTGATGCAATCCATTTTGGTAAATCGCCTGCTTTACCGCAAGCATAATCAATGAGCGTATCGCCTTGTTTTGATACACCAGTTATTAGTAACTTTTTAACATATAAATTATGAAAATTTTTCATCGCTTCGGTTTTAAATTTACCTGCAGGTGTGTTATAATATTTATCTTCACTTACTATAATATCTGGAATATCTAAACCAGTTGATAACATATCTCCTGTAATACGTCCAGCAGGATGAATCGATTTCCAATTTTCATTACAAGTTTTATATGAATTACCAAATTCTTTCTCCCCCTTCAAGTATCTTGCAGTTTTATCATATCTAACTCTTAAAGGTACCCATCTCCATCCTTCTTCTCTCTCAAAGTCATATCTAAACTCTACAATTGTATTATCACCAAATGCTTCATTTTCTTCAGAAAACATTTGTTTAATACCACTTTCATCTGTTTTTAACATTATATTACACAATCCTGCTTTAGGGTCGTATGGGTCTGTTGGATAAAATCGTCGAGGCAAATAATCATTTTCTTTTTTATTTTTTGAAGTGTGAATAATTTGTGGCATTTTATCTTCAATAATATCTTGACAAGGATTTATGTAACCATCTTTACTTTCACTAAATCCACATCGCAACTCTATTATTTTATATTCATTTAACTGTATTACTGATTTCGCATTGATACCATCTTCAAATATTGGTTTAATTAGATCGTCGCCATTTACCTGTTTGTTTGTTGTAACAAGGAAATCAATTGTATTATATTGTGGCGGTTTCCATTTAAATGAATGCACCCAAGTTATTTTTGTTTTTGGTCCAGCTTTACCAATTTCTTCTGATCCAACACCATAAAACGAGTGAGTAAATATTAAACCATCAGTATTATATTCAAATCTATTTTCTCTCTCTTTTTTTAATATTTGATTACAACCTTCAAATATGGTTTGTTTATCATTCATTGGAAAGAATTCTTTTGTGGTAATCTTAATTGGTGAAAATATTTCTGATGCTTTTTTAAATTTTTCTGCAATATTTTTTGTTGTTCCTGTGTTCATAATAGAAACAGGATTTAACGCATTTACGAAATTTTTTAATAAATAGTATCTGGATTTATTTATATCTAATTCATCTTTTGAAAGCATAAATGTATGGTCTCTTATATCTTTCTTTTGATAGTAATATATGTCAAAAGCAGCATATAAATTTATATATGTGCCATTTTTGTCGTGTAGAATTAATTCTCCATCAATTATTGAGTTAAAGCATAATTCATTATTAGTTTTTGCACCAGTAAATATTATATCCATATTAGTACTAATTAAATATATCTTACCTTTATCGGATATATACATTAAACGTCTCTCACCGTCTGCTTTATCTGTGACAACAAAATCCTTTCTAATGTTAGGTTGATTTGAATTTTCATCTATTGGTGCAATGTTAACTATTTGTAAAGTAACTGAATTCGGTCCAATAAAGTAATAATTATTAATTTTTTGTTTAGGGTCATATTGATATTCATCTTTCCAAATTAATTTCATATAGGATTGTAAAACTTCATTTTGTTCGGGATAAGATATTGGATAATTTGTTCCTTGTAATCCACTTAAAACTAATTTAATCGCTTTTCTTAATGATTCGACTATTATTATAGGTGAATTAAATTTTGTTCCTGGTCCAATCTTTTTATTGTTTATTTCAATTTCAATTTCATATGTTTCTATATTATTAAATACATTGGATTCTTCGATTGTATATACTTTAATCATTTGTCCACGTCCTTCTCTACCAAACTTGTCTGCAGCTTTATTACTATATTTTACAATACTAATATCTATTAAAAACGGATAATCTGGGTGTTCAAATGCGACACGATTAATATATCGAAATTCTTTTTTAGATTTTCGCCAGTTATCTAATATAAAATTCCTTACACCTATTTTTGGTTTTTCTTCTATTTGATAAGCAACTTTAAAATTAAAATCGTCAAAATTTACTGGGTATACTTTTACTCCATTTATGATTGGTGGTTTTTTATTGACAAAGTCTACTGATGTAGGTGAATTTGTAAATATCATTTTTAAATCATTATTTTTACAGTAATTTTCGACATTATGTAATCCAACTATTTCTACTCTTATATCAGAAGGTTTGAATCTTCCGGATGTGCTATCTAAGAATTCCCAATTAATACGTAATAGTGCTTTTCCGATGTAATCTGTACTGGTAAAACCAAATGATTTTAGTGTTTTAATAACATTGTCATAGTCATTACGTGTTAATGGTTTTATACCTCGCGTTCCAAATTTAACCTCCAGTTCATTATATACATTACCACTAGATATATATGGATTTGTATCATAAAATTTTTTAACGAGATTATCAAAATGTTGTTGAGGTGATCCTTCTCTTGCGGGTGGTTTTTCTATAATTTCACCTTCTTCTAAGCCAAATATTTCTTCAGGAATATCTTTAGATGTAAGTTCATCCTCTTTCTTTACAATAGGTAAGACAATTTGTTCTGTTTGTTTTTCATATTCTTTTTTAAATTTTTGTTTTTCCATTTCTAATTCTCTTTCTTCAACCTTTTTCTTATCAAATTCTTTCTTATCTTCTTTCTTTTCAGATTCTTTCTTTTTTTTTTCGTTTAAAGCTTTTTTCAAAAAGGTATATTTGTCTCTAGGACCAAGGTCATCGTACGTTTTTTTAGATTTTTCTGGTAATTTATTATAATACTCTGTTAACTCTGGGTCCATCATAGATTTTAATATATTTTTTTGGATTTCTTTATTAGTATGTTTAGTAATTTTTTTTTTCGTTTCAACATCTAGTGTTTGGAAAAATTTATTAATATCTGGTATACCATAATCAATAACTTCACTTGCAGTCACCTCTAAACTAGAAAGTAATGGTTTGGAAATAGTATTCATTGTTTTATATATAATAAGACATATTTTTAAATTGTTGTTCATTTTTTTTTAAATTTAAAAATATTGAATAATCGCTTCGTATAACTCTTTTTTTAATTTTTCTTTTCCATTTTGTTTATTAATTGTTTCTATTACTAATTTATTGCATATTTTAATTAAATCTTCTACTTTATAATAAGAAATTGCTTTTAATGGTTTATCTATATTGTCTAATTTATATAGAGATGATTTGATATTATTTGCATAATCTTTTGTGTTTAATTGATAACCATATTTTTTATCATAACACCCAGAACCGATACCTTTATCTAAACAGTTAACTATATATATATTATCAGTATCATTTGTTAATAACTCGTAATATGTCTTTTTATGTGTATATAAAATATTAATATTTTCAATAGCACATAATGATAAAAACGTTTTAATATTTAATAATTTATCATTAGCTAAATTAGACTCGATACTACTAATTGTGTCAAATTTATATGTTTTTACAGTTTGTTTCTCTTTTCTTATTTTCTCTACATATTCAATCTTTATCTGACTAGCAAGTACTTCATTTTTATGGTATATAGTTTCATAATTAATATCTCCATTTTTAATAATATAAAAACACCAAAATAATGAATCTTTTTCTTTTGGAAAAAATATTTTATTTTCAATTATCTGGTTTTTGCTATTATCACTTTTATCACTTTTATCAGTTTTTTGAATTTTATCATTATTTTGAATTTTATCATTATTTTGAATTTTATCATTATTATATTGTTTATCCATTTTTTTTACGGTAGTATCTATCTTCATCTCTAATGCATTTTTAATATTATTATCATCTAATATATAATATTGTAATTCATTTATTACATCATTATATAATGTCATTATCTCCGTTTTACTTATTTAATACTTTACGATTATCTTTAATATCTTTTGAAAAATATGTATTTTTGTAGTCTTCTTTTTGTTGTTCAATCATATTTAGGGCAACTTCTTGTGTATTAACATAACTAATATATACACAAATTTCATCTAATAATTCATTTTTAAGTTCAGAAAGATTAATATGAATTCCATATTTATTTTCATTAATGGTTACTTCATTATTTTTATTCAATATACGTAGTACTTCAACTTGATTAAATTTGTTCATATTTTCGATTGTTTCTCTAATATAATTAAGTTTTGCAACCGGATAATAATTAATTTCATCTGTAGTAACAGCACTTTCCATTTAATAGATATATAATACATATTTTTGTTTTTAAATATTATTTAATTATGAATTATAAAAAAAAATCTTTTCATAGTAATACTCATAAAACATTATATATTTATCCTTCTATTACAATACGCGGTTTTGATGTCTCTTTTGTTTTAGGCATATAATCTTTATCAATTTTTGGTTTAATAACTTCACCAATAATAGAAATATATTTATCATTTAACTCAAAACGTTGACCAATCACTTTTACATTAATATTATCTCCTTCTTTAATTTCTGAAAAATAATTATTGGTATAATGATGGTCTTTTGCAATAAATACTACTACAGGTGATGGTACATCTGTTGCGCTTTCTGCTCTAATACCAGCTTTAGTAATATTTTTAGCTACACACGATATGATCATTCCTTCTACTGGAAAACATACTTCACATTCAAAAACTACTTCAAATGAAATCAAATTACCTCTAATAACTAAACCGCTTGAATGTGTAATAATATTAGAAGAGTTAGGCTTTATATACCCTTCTACAAGACATTTACCTTCAAATTTAAACTTTATATTTTCTTCAATCGTTTCTCTTATATTTTTTCCAATAGCTGTTATAGGTAAGACTATATTTCTTGTAATTAAACATCTTGAATAGATAGATTGTATTCTATTTTCTTTTCTTTTATTTTTTTGTTGTGAATGTTTAGCAAATGTTTCCATTATATTGTATATACATATAATCTTTTAATTATATTTCTTTCAATTTTATTTATTAGAAAATGAAAGAAATATAAACTATTATGTATTTTTCATTATTATATATTTACAGTATTTACAGTATTTACAGTATTTACAGTATTTACAGTATTTATTAGCATATTTACATATTTACCGTATACAATTTATAATATATAGCCATTTCAGGTGATAAAAACCATTTTTTATTATGATCCTTAATTGCATCAAAGAATCTCAATAAAAATTCTTCCAAAATACATAATTCTACGTGACCAGTTGCTTCCCTAATTATATTGCCATCTTTATCTTTTTCCATTTTTGTATTTTCATTTGTATATTTAACAGTACCTATAATTTCATTTATTTTTTTAAGTGTTTTATCTTTACCAGACTCGTCACATCTAGCACCTGTGTCACGTTTTGATGTCATATCTTTTGTTTTAAATACAAAATACTTATTGCTTTTTTCGTAACCAATAAAGCCTATAATTTTATTAAAGGATTCTATATTTATATTTAATATTTCTTTTGTTTCTTTCGCATTTGCAATTTCCAACTGGTCTTCAGGTGTTGCTTCTATCCATTTATTGTTTTCATTTAATATCATAATCATTCGTTTATTAAGTTTGTATAAAATCATTGCGTCGAAATTCTTAGTTTTAATACTTTTTCTCTCAAAGTAGTCTTTGGCAAACCATTCAAATGAACTATTTTCTATATGTTCTAATGAATATAAATAATTCATAACTGATATTTTTTCATCAAATAATAATAATTCAATCATATGTGCTACTAAAAAGTCTATCAAATATTTACTAGACTCAGGGTAATCCTTAGCCATTTTCCTCATTACAATACCACAATGTTTATACCAGTTATCATCTCCTCTTGGTACACGTGATTGTTTAGTAAATTCACGACTAATATCATAATTAACAATCATTTCTTTAATTAAACTTTTCCCCTCTAAATTTGCTGTTTCGTTATCTTCTTCTTCTACAATAAATTTATCCATATTTCTAGTGTCAATTACTGGTTTAACTATATTTTGTTTTATTTCAAAATTAATCATAGAATGTTTGTAATCAATTGGTACAGACCTATCAAAAATAGATATATTTTTATCTTTAAGTTCAACTGGTTGAAATAAATAATATTCACCAATATTTACTAATCGTCCATTTCTTCCATATTTATCTGTTATAAATTCATTATTATCTTCTATCAATTGTGTTAACGCAGAATATATTTGTATATATGGATATTCATTAGGAGTACGAATCGCTCTTAATAATACATCTTTTTTGTAAAAAAAACTTTCTTTCATTAACATTCTAATGCGTTGTAATATTTTTTCTGAATTCATTACAATAAAATTTTCATTATATGTATCTTCATTTAAATTATTTAAATCTATTTTTTTATCAGGTCTACAAGAATAATCACACGTAGCCATATAATCACAAACAGGAGAAAATGGTGCATCACCTATCTTAAAATTATGTAAAATAACTCCGTTTGATAGTTCTTGTGTAATTGGTTCTTTTAAGCTTGCTGTCATTATTTCTTGTGTAAAATTTGTTTGGTCGTGATTTATAATGCAATCTACAGAAGTTTCTTTTAGTACGCGAGTAACTTTTCCAATTTGTATTGCTTTATATTCTGCTACACGATATACATATAAGTCAGCTGCTTCTTCTTTATTATCGTCTATAATTGTTGCGTACATAAAAATCTCTACATTTCGTTTTTCAAAAGGAAGATCTTTATGCGAGAAATTACGAACAGCGCGCCCTACAATTTGTTCAATACGATTCATATTATACCACGGTTCTAAAATGTGGACTTGACGAATAAATTTTAAATCTATCCCTTCTGAACCTGCTTTTGATATAAGAACTACTTTTACTTTGTTACCATCTTTATTATCTTCATTAGTTAAACCTTTTACTTCAAAATCATTATTTGGCGATAAACGTGGGTCACCAGTAATTAATGCATAACGTGCTGGCATAAAATTCTTTTTATCTGTTGGAGGTTTCATTGTACGGGCATCTACGGTTTCAGTGGGTTTATTCTTAAATAAAGGTTTAACATTATCCCCATATCGTGTAAATCCCATTTCTTCAAGAGCAAGAGCCATAGGTATTAATCCACTATCAATATATTGTGAATAAATTAAAAGAATACCTTCACAAGTCTTATTATTTTGTGGATTTAATATATTATCTAGAACAGATTTTATTTTTGAACTATAGGTTCCGATAAGTTTTTGAGAGAAAATCTTACCATATTTTTCAAGAGTTGATTTCTTGTATTCAAAATCACCTTTTTTTGGTGGTGTTTTTTCATCAATATAATTCATCATTCTCTCTAAACCTTGTTTACCAGTCAATAAATGTGGATCTATTTGTGTAAATACTTGTCTGCTTGATGATGATGAATTGTCGCCACCAAAAGTATATTTGTCTGTTTTATCTTTTTTATCTGTTTCGCTACTGCTATTTTCAATGATAAGTTGTTTTGGTTTTTTCTCCTCTTTATTTTCCTCTTCTTCCTCTTCTTCCTCTTCTTTCTCTTGTTGTTCCTCTTCTTCGTCATCTGATAAAACTGACGATTCTGAAAAACTAGGAGACAATTCATTAGAATATGTTTCTTCTCTTATTTCTGATAAATGTTCTTTTAATCCATCAATAGGATAAGATATTATAAGTGATTCTAATGGTGTCTGCAATAATGTATAACCAAAAGACTCCATATTTTCAAAACTAGGCATATCTCTAACAATGCCAGTTTTTGTGGTTATAGTAAACTTTTTATTTCTTAAATTATAAATGATATATTTATATACACAGTATTGACATTTACCACAATTATTACAATTACCAATTGTATTTAAGTACAAATTTAATATTCGTTTTTTATCTTCGTGTTGAATTTTCTTTAAATTCATTTGATAGGATGGATATTTAATTACTTCAAATGTATTGTTTTTGGCAAAATTATCAGGATAAATTCGAAAAGGAAATGTATATGGATTCTCACCTCTCACAAACGAAATATATCCAGTAGCTTTTCTTATAAGTAACTCTTCACCTGATTTTTTAAAATTACCTGCTTTATCAAATATATCTCTAGTTTCAATTCTACTTCGTCTATCATTAGTATTCATTAAATTTAATAACCATACTATTTCTTTATAACTGTTATACATTGGAGTTGCAGAGAGAAGAAGTAAACGCAAGTTTTCTGCTGATTTAACCAAATATTCTAAATTTATTGCTACTTTTTTGTTTTCATTATCGTCTGTCTTACGTATATTATGAACCTCATCAATGACAATCAGTCTGTTATTAAATTCTTTGCGCAATTTATTCATAATTCTCTTATTTAAAGATATTTTTACATCCTTAAGCATTTGTATTTTTGTTTGAGTTTTTGTATTAGCTTTTTCAGTCGTTCGTTTAAATCTTTCTCTCTCTAATTCTTCATCATAGTTCATTGTTTTAATAATATAATTTGCGAATTGACCATAACCCAAAAATATGTAATACGAATTTATTAAATTTTTAATTTGGCTAATGATTTTTTCTTTTGGAATGCCTTTCATACTCATTGGATTAATTTCTTTCAATAATTTATTACCTGTACAAGCTCGTATATTCCAAATACCATCTACTAATTTTAATTTTCTCTCGTCAAATAATTGTGATTTAAAATTATCTTGAACATTTTCTGATGCAACAATCATAATCCTTTTTGTTATTCCCATTTGCTTCATATAGTCTCGCATTTCTTCGCATACACCAATTGCACTACACGTTTTACCAGTACCTAATCCGTGATATAATAATAAACTACTATAAGGTGTTTGAAAAGATAAAAAGTTTTTAACAAATGCTTGATGAGGTTGTAATTCAAAATCTGCCTTTGCTAAAATGTCTGCTTGTTCTTTAATATTTTCGTGAATTGTACCATCATATTTTGTATCATTGAATTCTTTTTTTGATGCGATTTTTATGTTGAAATTTGTATCACTTAAATTAGGGTATAAATAAAGGTTAGCATTTGGGTTATTATCTAGTGCATCACTTTCCAGAATTTCTCTCTTTAACAGAAATTTATTACATTCATTAGAATATAATTTTTCTTCGTTACAATCAATCTTATTAAAATCATTTTCTAAACTACGGTCTATTTTTGATATTTCATTACGTGTTTTTGAATCAGGTTTAATATTATCAATAGAACTATCTGTTAAAGTTTTGGTAAGAGATGCTACTTCAGTTTGTGTTACAGTTGGTAAAGCTACTTCAGTTTGTGTTAGACTTGGTAAAGCTACTTCGGTTGGAGTTGCTACTTCAGTTTGTGTTAGACTTGGTAAAGCTACTTCGGTTGGAGTTGCTACTTCAGTTTGTGTTAGACTTGGTAAAGCTACTTCGGTTAGAGTTGCTACTTCAGTTTGGGTTACACTTGGTAAAGCTACTTCGGTTGGAGTTGCTACTTCGGTTTGTGTTACACTTGGTAGAGCTAGTTCGGTTGGAGTTGCTACTTCGGTTGGAGTTGCTACTTCAGTTTGTGTCATTTGTTTACTTGAAACTTGCGTAGAATTTGATGGTGTTTTTTCTGAGGCTATACTGGATTTAGAGTCATCTGAAGATTGTATAATTAATTTTTTCTTTTTATCAGGGGTTTCTGTCATAATACTATATATTATGAATATAATCTATATTCTTGTAATACTTTATTAATATTGTTTATTAAATTCTTTTTTTCTAAATTATAAGGTCTTATTGATTCTAAACATTCGTTTATGTTTTTCCACTCTAACTTACTTACCTCAGTTACTTGAAAATTTTCCATATAATTTTCAATTTCATTCATATATGCCAAAAAATATTTATGTTTATAAGACTTATGATTTGTTCCAATAAATATTTCTTCAAAAGGTAACAAATTTTCAACTATTGTTATTTTTTGTTGAGAAATTCCTGTCTCCTCTTCAAATTCTCTCAATGCGCATTCTAAATCTTTTTCTTTATGATTTCGTCTCCCTTTAGGAAATTCCCATTCAGTTTCTAACCAGTTTGTATTACTATTGTTTACAATATCTTTCAAAGTAATTAACTCATCGTTTACTAGTATACCATTTTTAATTAAATCCATTTTTTTTGCTGAAGTTTGTTCTTCATTTTTATATTGACTATTTACACATTCTCCCCACATTTTCTTCCATAAATTATCAAATGATTCATTCAAAATTCTTTCTTTTTCTATTATAGACATTTCATTTACAATATTTTGAATTTGATAAATATTGTAAGGAGAATACTTACCTCTTATAAGGTCAATATAACCAAAACTATCCTTTCGACGTATCATAAGATATTGTAAGCCTTCTGCACTAGACCTAAAAACTATGATACCATAACTTGTAATTGCTAATTTACATTGATGAAATAAATGACCCTGTTTACCACAATTATTACATAAATTTATATTTTTATTCATTATAGCTTATTTAACATATTTATATACGTTTAAATAATTATTCTTATAAATTTTAATAAATTATTTTAACAAATTTTTTATTATTTTATAAATGTAAACAAGAATGCCACATTTATTTAACTTAGGATTATATCAAAAACGTCTTGGAGGAAATCAGAACATTGCAGGAGTCTCTATAAATTTAGGAAATACAAAAGGTAGTGCATCCTCCACTAGAATGTTTAATTACTGTAAGCAACATTCAACTACACCGTCTGAATGTATTTACCAATTCATAACTGTACCTAAATATGCTTATAAATAAAATGAGTAAATTATGAGAATTTGAAGTTATAATTCTATAAATATTTTAAGTTGTCATATTAATGTCAAATGTTTATTTAGATCCTAAAGTTTGGGGACCTCATTATTGGTTTTTTTTACATACAATGGCAATGACATACCCACATCATCCGAATACTATAACAAAGAAAAAATATTACGAGTTTATTCAAAACTTACCATTATTTTTACCTGTAGAAATAATTTCTGGTGAATTTAGTAAATTGATTGACAAGTATCCAATTGCACCATATTTAGATAATCGTGATTCTTTTATTCGTTGGATTCATTTTATACATAATAAAATTAATCAGAAATTAGAAATTCCAGAAGTATCCTTAAATGATTTTTTTATAAAGTACTATGAACAATATAAATCTCAAGATGTAAAAATGGTTGAATATTATAAAATTAGAGAGAAAGTTATATATTGTTTGACTATTTCTGCTATTATAGGAGTGATATACTACTTATATGATAAGTAAAAACAAATATTATGTATATAATATATATATGGTACACAAAATAAATAAAACAATAGGAGGAAAAGCAATTGCTTCAGGTGGTTATGGATGTGTATTTTCTCCTGCATTACAGTGTGATGGGTCATCAAAAAGGCAAATCGGAAAAATTAGTAAATTAATGACAGAAAAACACGCAAAAAAAGAATATGAAGAGATAACGAAATTTAAAGAAATAGTAAAAGATATACCAAACTATAGTGATTATTTCTTATTAAATGATATTACTATTTGTAAACCAGCAAAATTATCATCTAGTGATTTAACCGATTTTAATAAAAAATGTAAAGCATTACCTAAAGATAAAATTACAAAACAAAATATAAATAATAATTTAAATAAATTATTGACTATCAATATGCCAAATGGTGGCAAACCAGTGGATGATTTTATTTATGATGATGGATCCTTTGATAAATTATATCGAGTTAATGATTCATTAATAGATTTATTTAAAAATGGTATAATACCTATGAATAAAAAATATATATATCATTGTGATATTAAAGATTCCAATATATTAGTAGAAGAAGAATCACAAAAAAAATTAGTTACACGTTTAATTGATTGGGGTTTGTCAACAGAATATAAACCATTTAAAAATGAACCATTTCCAAAGACTTGGAGAAATAGACCACTACAATATAATGTACCATTTTCAGTGATAATTTTTTCAGATGCATTTGTATATAAATATACAGAATATATTAAAAATGGAGGAAAAATAGACAAAACTAGTTTAAAACCATTCGTTATAAATTATCTTCATTTTTGGATACAAGAGAGAGGAAGTGGACATTATAAAATTATAAATGAAATTATTTACATATTATATAGTAACGAACTAACGACATTAAAAGAAGAGGACAAAAAACAAATTATAGAAAATGATTTTACACTTGTTTATATTACGGATTATATTGTCGATATATTGATTCAATATACAAAATTTCGTAAAGATGGTTCTTTAAATTTGCGCGAATATTTAGATAATGTATTTATAGAAAATGTAGATGTATGGGGTTTTTGTGCTTGTTATTTTCCTTATTTGGAAATATTCTATAATAACTATAATAAGTTAGTGCCAAATGAAATTGAAATTTTTGATAATGTTAAAACATTATTTATTAGTTTATATACTAGAGGTAACGAAAAAATAAATAAAGAAAATATATTTGAAAATCTGCAAAACCTAGGTAATTTAATAAAAAGTAGTATAAAATATAATAATTTAGATAATTCATCAGCAAGTGGCATAAAAATAAAAAATAAAAATATTAAAATTAGTAATAGAAAAAAAATAGTAAAAAACATATCCAAAGTATCATTTAAAAAAATACCCAAGTCAAAAACTAGAAAATTTAAAAACCTTTTATTGTTATCTGCAAAATTAAAAAAATAAAAAATAAAATATAACAATACTATATAAATGTTGAACAAAGAATTTTCAAAACTTTGCACCCCAGCAAGATTGTATTTTGTAATTGCTATTATTTCATCTGTGGTTGCTTTATTAAGTAAAGTAACACTTTTAGCTGTCTTTTTTAAACTTGTATTTGCGTTTATTTGGACATATATTTTAGGATGGTTATGTAAGAAAGGTTATGAATCACTTTCTTGGTTTTTAGTTTTATTACCATATATTTTTATGTTATTAGCTGTAATAGGAATTATGAAATTGACTAAGGATCAAAAAAGTATTTTAAATCAACTACAATTACAAGGCTCGTTTGGTAAAGAATATTTTACCAATAAAAAAATGCCACCAATGAAACCAATGAACAAATAAATTACATTGTTGGTTTTTGCATCGTAGATAATATATATTATTATTAAATAATATATATGAGACTAGAGATATTTGTATTGGGATTAACAGCTTTTTTTGTTTATAATGCATATAGTGATGGAAAATATACAAAAATGTTAATGTCTTTTAAAAAATATTATAAAATGATATTTTACGTCCTTTTAGGTATAGGTATATATTTATTATTAAAAAGAAATCCAAGTCAAGGTAGAAATATGTTATTATATGCAAATAATGTTGTTAAATTTATGCCAATAGACAAGTCATCAATGGATATGTTGAGTCCTATTATTGATTTTACATCTAAAAATGATAATCAAAGTTTTATGGAATCATTAAATGATATTAATACAAATAAATTTCCTTCAGGATTTTCTAATGAAGATAAAAGAATATTAAATTCTGGAAAAAATGGAACTAAACGTTCTGTAAGTGAGACTAAAAAGAAATATGTTGCAGCAAATCAAGATTGGAAATGTGGTCATTGCAAATCACAATTAGACCATACATTTGAAATAGACCATAGGATACGCTTAGAGTACGGTGGAGGTAACGACGTACAAAATTTAATCGCATTATGTCGAAATTGTCACGGTAAAAAAACTGCAAGTGAAAATATGTAAATTTATTGACAAACATAATCGTCTTTAAGTTAATTAAGAATTATAAGTAATAATTGTTAAGTATGAATATTCTTTATGAAATAATATTGTAGTATTATAATATATGGATAAAACAAATATGAATACAATAAATAGTGATAGGGTTGACAGTTCAGATTTATTTGTAAAATTTAAAATGCCTAGTATTTTTTATCCTTTTCTAGCATTAATTATCATTTTAATCATAGTATTATTTGTCCTTCTATTTAAAGTGAAGTTTGCTAATACGAAATCTCCTAGTCAATCACAAGAAAAAATAATTAATGATATCTTTATTATTTTATTTATAACTTTGATTATTCTTATTCTATGTGTTTCTCTTTTGCCTAGTTATAAAGATGTAAGGGGATTATTTCAGCAAATTAGTAGTGTTACTTACGTAATTATATACACAGTCTTTTTAATATTATTATTTACATTAATGCCAAGTGATACTTTAAATAAATATGCTTACATTATAACACCACTTACAATTGTTATTGGTGTTTTTTCATTTTACAAATGTCTTGCTGCTAAGTATATTAGCGAATTTGATGTCAATTATGAAAGAATTAAATCTATTATATTAATGTTTTGTTTAATTACTATATATATAACCTATTATAATACTGACCCTGGAGGATATATATCTCAATATTTTGGTTATACTTTACTTATAACCATCATTACCGCAGTATTTGCATTTTTGTATTTAGTAATTGTACTAACATTACCTGAAAAAGACATCAGTTTATTTAAAGGAAATAAAAAATATAGCAATTTTTTACAAAATTTCTCAAGTTTTTCTGTTTATGGTAGTTTACTATTTGTAGTATTTATCATTTTTGTCACAATCACTATTGCAACATATCCAGGAGGTTTTTTTAATGATAAAGCAACATCAGCAGGAGTAATGATAATATTGCTTCTAGTTTGCATTCTATGGTCTATGTTACTGGCTGGAAATTTATTTCCAGAATTAACAGATAATATTATCAATATGAATAAAAAAATGGAAATTAATCGAATGAGTCTATTCAAAAAATCATTGATGGCTTTATTTGGTATAGTTATATCAGGACTACTAATTTTTTGGATTGTTTATAATATTCAAAATCTTTCTAGTCAATCAAGTATTATTAGTTTTATACTAAATATTATACTTGTTCTCATTTTTCTAGCACTTATTTATAATATTATTAATGTTAAACTACCAAATGGAAATTCCAAAAAATCCGGGTTTTTTGATGTAATTCTGAATTTAATATTTTATCTACCTTGTTTATTTGGTAATTTATTTGAATATGCTGGTAAAGGTATATCACAAGAATATAGTTCGACAACCACAGGTTCCCTTTTAATGTTATTATTTGCAATTGTATTAATTGTAATTTATTTTAATATGCCTTCTGTATTTAATATGATAAATTTACAAGGTGGTAAACAATTGGTAAATAAGCCAGTTTATACAGATTCACAATATGGATTAGGAACATATGAAGAATTAAACGGTAACGACAATTTTGATTATCAATATGCTATATCGTCTTGGATTTTCTTAGATGCAGCAGGTCCTAATGTAAATCCTTCCTCTGAGAAATACACTACTTTATTAAATTTTGGAAATAAGCCAAATATATTATATAATGCAAAAACGAATACTTTAATGATTACTATGCAACAAAAAGATTTACAAGTAAATACAAACAATAACCTTACAGATTTTGATGATAATGGTAATAGAATTATTTATAAAAATACAAATACACCTCTACAAAAATGGAATAATTTTATTATTAATTACAATGGAGGTATTTTAGATATATTTTTAAATGGAGAATTAGTGAAATCTGAAATAGGTGTTGTACCATATTACACTCTTGATAATTTCACTATAGGAGAAAATAATGGTATTAAGGGTGGAATATGTAATGTTGTGTATTTTAGAACTGCTTTAACATCTTCCAATATATATTATATTTATAATACAGCAAAAGGGAAAGTACCGCCTGTTACAAATGATTCTAATACAACCATTTTAAAAAATAATATAGCAACATTAGGAAATTCTACAAAACAAATAGTATGATTTAATTATTCGTAAATCTTTAACAATGTTTAAGAGTTTTTATATAAACAAATAAATTATAATTAACTAAATTAACTAGAAAATTTCTAAATCTATATTATACAATGAGTGTTTTAAGTATTGTGATTACAATAGTAATTATTGTTTTGATTATAATGTTGATACGATATATGTTTTATGACCCATATACATTACAACAACTTCAAAATGGTCAAACCTCATCCACTATCCAAGGTTCTGATTTAGCAACAAATGGTACTGACGTGGCTTCAAGTAACTTTTCATATTCTGTATGGTTTTATGTAAATGACTGGAACTATCGTTACGGTGAACCGAAAGTAATTTTTGGAAGAATGGGAGCTAAAAGTCCGTCAGGTGATGGTTCTATCCAAGGAGTAAGCGGATTAGACCCTTGCCCAGCAGTTGTTCTAACACCTATTGAGAATAATTTAGCTATATCTTTAGGATGTTATCCAGGAATTGACCAAGAACCTACTACTCCAGGAGGTAATACTGTGGTTCATACTTGTAATGTATCCAATGTTCCAATACAAAAATGGGTTAATTTAATTATTAGTACTTATGGACGTTCTTTGGATGTGTATATTGATGGTAAATTAGTTAGAACATGTTTGTTACCTGGTATCGCATCAGTTAATAACAACTCTAATATTTTTGTGACACCTGCAGGTGGTTTTGACGGCTGGACATCTAGGTTCCAATACTGGCCTAACTCAATGAATCCTCAAGAAGCTTGGAATATATACACTAGAGGACCAACTAGTTGGGCAAATCTAAATAGTTATCAACTTCAAATTTCTTTAGTAGAAAATGGAACAAGTCAAGGTACTGTAACTATTTAATATTACTTTTATTAAATTTTCTTATTTAATTAATATATATAATGAGCGATAACAGTCCATTTAATTCATTTTCAACAAGTGGTAGAGGAAATTTTGGAACTAGAGAATTTTTAGAATCTAATAGTTTAGTAGCAAAGTTTGCTTTTCTTTTATTAGTAATTATTGGTTTTGTTATATTATTGAGGGCAGGTATCTCACTATTAACTTGGTTAATGAAACCGAATCCATCACCTCATTTAATCGATGGTATGATTGATGCACAACAAATGGTTATTTTTCCTCAAGACCCAAGTAGTAATGGAGCTGTTACAATCTATAGATCAGTTGATGGAAGAGATGGTTTAGAGTTTACGTGGTCTATTTGGATATTTGTTAATAATTTACAAACAAATTCTGGAATTTATAAGCATATATTTAGTAAAGGTAATAGTCAATTACAAAGTAATGGATTAATTCAACCGAACAATGCACCTGGATTATATATTGCACCTGATACAAATGCACTTGTATTAATTATGAATACATTTAATGTAATTAATGAAGAAATTGTAATACCAGATATACCATTAAATAAATGGTTCAATGTGATTATTAGATGTCAAGGAAGTACATTAAACGTTTATACAAATGGAACTATATCCAGAAGTCTTAATTTATCTGGAGTACCTAAACAAAATTATGGCGATGTATATGTTGCTATGAATGGTGGTTTTGATGGATATATTTCCAATTTATGGTATTATAATTATGCTTTAGGAACTGCTGCTATTCAAAAAATAGCCGCTAATGGACCTAATACACGTATGATTGGTAGTACAGGAATGAATGATAAGATGTTTGATTACCTATCAATGAGATGGTTCTTTTATGGTACCGGAAGTGAATTTAACCCTGCACTTGATTATTAAATCATACGGTTTTATAATATTCGATGCAAACTATATTATTTATTATAATTTATAAATAAATAATATATAAATGTCTAACACATATTACAAACCTATACCTCCAAGAGTATGGTCTAGAGTCCAAAATAATTGTACATATACTTTGGATAGTTCCTATAATTCTATATATCAACCTTTAATAAACAAAACATTATCTCCTGCACAAGCCTACTTTAAAGATAAACAATTATATAAGGGTAACATTTTACAGTATAGAAATAATAGTTCTAATTTAACAAAAAAACAAAAGTACTCTCAAATTTCTAAAGGATTATGGTGCAATAGAACAAAAGTATTTGCTACACAGACACAAACTTATAGTAATCCTAATACACTTGGACTAAAACGAATTAATTCAACACCAATTTCTTTCCCTAATGAAATAGTTGGATTACCTAATAATATTTCAGGACCGTTTCAGTATGGTTTACCTAATCCTAATAATTGTTCAACTACAACAATACAAGATGGTGGTACGTTGGTTGGTACTATAATAGCTAATCCTTGTACTGATGAAGTTATTAAAACCTTTTATAACCAACAATGTTTTCCTACTTATTGTTCAGATGTTCCAGGTCGCATTATCGATTTATGCTGGAATCCTAAACTTCAAACGTGGACACCTAAAGCCCTTTATACAATGTCTAATAGTGGAAGTAAATGGCCACAAGGGTATAAAGGTTTTATAAGTGCAGCAAAACCAGTACCACCTATTTTAACATTAGAATCGTTTACTAACATCTCTATTATATTGTCTTGGACTGCTATAAATAATGTTTGTCTACCAATTTCTAGTTATAATATTTATCAAAATGATAAATTAGTTAAAAATGTGGCTTATACAGAAAACACAACTACTATAGGTTTTGTTAGTGGAGTATATACGTTTTATATTAAATCATTGAGTAATACTATTGAATCAGATGCATCTAATACAGTGACAAATAGTTAAATAATTATATTTTATTTATAATTTTTTATTTATGATCTTAAACTAGGATTTACACATATGTCTTTACTTGGAAATATATCTCCTGACATACATTGATCACTTCCACTTACTTCTGCACAACTTCTAAATCCTCTATCTTCACCAATATAACACCAACCACCTTTACCACCAGCTAAATGCACTGAACTTGAAGCCTCGTTTGCTTGATAGTCTTGTCCTTGTTGCTCTATTTGATGTGTATTTAAAACTTTATTTAAACTATTATTAGCCATTATATCTGGCTGTGATACCGTACTTTGAACAGATTGAGATGAAATACTACTTTTACTTCCATCAGGTGTTATATTTTGTACAGCAGTTAATCCAGTATCTAAGACTCCTGCAGTAGTATTTACAACTGCTTTTGCACCTTCTGCTGTGACATCTACCACTTTTCCAGTTGCTAATAATGTGACTCCAAATACTTTTTCAAAAAATGGACCGAAAAAATTAGCTATATCTTGTGTGCCTTTTGCTAAATATACAAAAATATTAAATCCTAAAAAAGCAAAAATTAATATGATAATAACCCAAGTTGTTGCACTAATATTTTGTATAAAACCAATAAAACCTTCACCAGTTCCAGAAGATGAAGTAGTAGAAACACTACTATCTAATGTTGCATTACTAGAAGGCAAAATTGAATTTGATATATTTGAATTATCCATTATAATAAAAATAAATATATTAATTTTTATTATAAATTCGCACATTATTTGAATGTTAATAAATATAAGAATTGATTTAAATCACCTAATATTTCATCACGTACAGTCAATAAATCCATATTACCCATTAGTTTCATAGCTTTATTGTTGTTAAGATTTACTAAATAACCTTTAAAACTATCAATTTTCACTTTTAATTTATCAGGTGAATCCAAATCAATTAACTTTATTGATTTTACATTCATAAAATCTGTTCTTTTTTCTGTTTTACCTAAGAGTATTTCAACAAAACGGTCCATATGTTCGTTTAGTTTTCCATATAACTCATCTGTTGCTTTATGTGTTGCATAACTATATGTTTTCCAATGATATAGTTTTATCATTAAAAGTACCTGTAAAAATACCATAGTAACTTCTCTCTGAAAGTTTTTAAGAAGGATAGATGCAGAATATCTATCTGTATTCATATTTCTACGCGTAGTACTAGTTGATTTATTTCGTTGTGTCTTGGTCATTTTATATTATATAATTATAATAATTATATTCTTGGTATAAATGTTTCCCCAAATGAATTCATTTTCTCTAATTTTTCAATTGTTTTCTCTAAATTACTTATTTTAACGTCTTTAAATAAATATTCTGTTCCTGGAGATTGTTCATTTTTTTTTATTTGTTTATAAACTAAATCTATTTTCCGGATGACATTCGTAAAAATTTCTTGTTGGGTTTTTCTTATAATATCTTCTTCTAACGCTATATTCTCACATAATAAAGAAACAACAAAATATAATATATATTTTCTTCTTTTATGACATCCCGTAGTATATTTTAATGTAAATAAACTTAATAAAGCATCTATAATTTTTTTTATAATTTTTGATCTTTTAACTGCTTCTTTTAAAAATAAATCCCATACTATCCATATAATATCCATTTGATTTTTACTTTCAACTGGTATATTGCTCCTTCTCTCACATTTTATTTTTTCATTTTTATTTTTACATAATGTTTCAAACTCCATAATCCACTCTATCCAATAACACGCACTAATTATATTTTTACCATCTTGAGAAATATTATATGCAAATTCGTTTATTGCTACGAATAATTCTTTTGGGTCATCTGTCATAAATATCTCTTCTGCATATTTTCTAGATGGTGCTTTAAATCTATCTGTCATTTGTGTCATATCAAAATCTTCTTTTTTAATTTTAATATTGTCAAAACTATGTTTTCTTTTCGCATCGCATAAAACACACATTATTTCACAAAATAACCTACGTATCTTATCATTATTTCTCATTGATAATTCATTATTAACATAACCATTATTTACTATTTCTTTAAAGTTGTTAATTCTTAGTTCTAAATAAATTGCTATTTTAGGATTCCCTAAATGTATATATTTACTATAAAAAAATAATATAATTTCCCATATGTCACTATAATGACTCGAACATATTAATTCAGCACTCCAATAACAAGCTGGTTCTATTTTTGAATTTATTAAACTATTTAGCAATTCTTTTTTAACGTCTGTTTTTTTAAATTTTGAAAATGTTATACCTTTGAATTCAGAACTACTTCTTATATCATTTATTTCTGTATCTGACATATATTAAAAAATATACAAAAAAAATAACAACAATACATATAGATGAAATCATTAAAATCAATAACAAGTATTTATAATAAAATGTCTAATTTCGGTAAAATTTTAGTGTTTATTGCTATTTTATTGATGTTAATAGTATTTTTTAAATCAATAACTCCATCAAAAGAAGGTTTTGTACAAAATGAAAAGTTTTTATTTAAACAAGGAACCGCCGTGTATGATGATTTTTATAGTGATATTTATGATTATTTAGTCTTTAATAATGTTAAAAATGATTATGAAATTGGTTCTATAATAAATAATTCTAATCCTGATTCGACTAGTGTTATTGTGGATGTGGGCTGTGGTACAGGTCATCACGTATCTACATTATCTAAAAAAAATCTAAATGTATTAGGTATTGATATATCACCATCCATGATTAGTAAAGCAAAAAGTAACTTTCCTGATAATAATTTTCAAGTTGGTGATGCTTTAGATAGCAATCAATTTAAATATAACTCTGTTACTCATATTCTCTGCTTATATTTTACGATTTATTATTTTAATGATAAACGAAAATTTTTCGATAATTGTATGGATTGGTTAATGCCAGGGGGGTATTTATTTGTTCATTTAGTTGATAGAGAGAAATTTGACCCTATATTACCACCTGGTAATCCACTATATATAGTATCGCCTCAGAAATATGCAAAAGAGAGAATTACTAAAACAAAAGTGACATTTAATGATTTTGTATATAATTCTAATTTTAATTTGGATATTAATAACAATATTGCAACATTTGATGAGAAATTTAAGTTTAATGATGGTGGTCTACGTAAACAGCAACAAAAATTGTATATGGATGATATTAGTACTATTACAACAATTGCACAAGAATGTGGATTTATTATCCAAGGCAAAATTGATCTGATGAAATGCTCTTATAGTAACCAATATGTATATATATTTGTTAAACCTGCTTAAAAAATAATAAGTTGTAATTAAATATTTATTAAATCAATAATATTATGATTGAATATTTATCATATATATTATTTTTTATAGTATTAATAGTATTTTTAATTTATTTATATATAAAATGGAATTATGGGTTTTGGATGAATCAACCAGTTTACCACGCATATAATATTAATTATATGTTTTACCCTCCTGGAATTATTAACCATCATTTACCAGAAAAAAACAAATATACTAACTTTAAAAATATAGAAACTTTCTTATATTCTGAGATTTCATCAATAAAACTAACTAAATTTGTGAATTTAATAAAATACAATTATTTACAAAATAAAAACAATATTTTCTCTCCTCAACTGGAAAATATAAATCCATATTTTCAAAATCATAACTCAAAATCATTTATATCATTCTATAATGAAGATAATGTTATGATAGATTCAAAAAATAATATTGTAACGGATACTAAAATAATTGGTATTATGACTACCCGTCCTGTACATATTAAAATTAATAATGGTAATAAAGATGCTATGTTTGATGCATATTATGTTGATTACTTATGTGTTGATAAAAAATTTCGTAAAAAGGGAACCGCACCACAAATTATTCAAACACATCATTATAATCAAAGCTATCTCAACAAAAACATTGTTGTTTCATTGTTCAAGAGAGAAAATAATCTAACAGGTATTGTACCTTTATGTGTTTATTCTACTTATGGTTTTTCGGTTAATAAATGGTCAAAACCAATAAACTTGGATGCTATGTATAAGTTGCTTGAAATTAATGAACAAAATTTTCATTTTTTATCTGATTTTATAAATTCAAACAATAATAAATTTGATATTATAATAAATACGGAATACACAAATATTATTGAGCTTATTAAGAGCAAAAATATTTTTGTTTATGTAATTATTGTTGATGATAAATTAGTATGCGCATATTTTTATAGAAAAACCTGTATACATTATGATAAAAATATGGAAGTACTTTCTTGTTTTGCATCCATTAATGATTGTGAAGATAATATTTTTATTCGTGGATTTAAAATAAGTTTTTGGAAAACAGCAGCTGATAATTATTTCGGATTTGCTGCAATTGAAAATATTTCACATAATAATATAATTATTAATAATTTGTTATTAAAAAATAAACCGGTTATCATTAGTCCAACTGCCTATTTTTTTTACAATTTTGCGTATAATACATTCAAACCTCAAAATGTTTTAATTATTAACTAAAAATTTATTATATATATTATTTTACAAATTTAACTTTCTGCTTTTGTAGATGATGATGCTTCACATTCTTGACAAATTTTTCCTAATTCGATATATCTCTGCCTCTGTTCTTTACCTAAACTTTTACATCTTCGCATCAATCTATTTGTAAGATTTAAATTACCAATATCATTTTTTAATTCCTGAGGTGGCAAAAATATCTGGGGTCCATCTTCCATTAAAAATATCTGGTTTCTTTTATTATAGAATAATATTGGGTTTTCATCTTCATCTAATTCAATAATTCCACACGTACAATAATCTATATGTTCTACTTCATCACCATTTTTACATCTTGCATCTATTACATCTACATCATTTATATATTCATTAAAAAATTCAAATGCCTGTTCTTTATTAGAAAACAGAAAAATTTTTGGCGGATTTATTGTTATAGATGTTAATCTCATTCTGGATGCTTCATCTTCATAAAATTGAAAATCATAACATCCTTCGTGCTTATTATGAATTATAATATATTTCATCATTTCTTATTACTACATCTATCTAGTGATAATGGTTTAAATAGTTTTAATATATTTATTTTTAGAGTAATTAAATATATTAACGTACATATTTTCCGACTCTTACAAAAGAATCAACAACAAAAATTATAAATATACCTAAAAAAGAATACAAAACTACTTCTTCTGTAACGTTATTTGTCTTTTCATCTTGATGTTCTTCTAATAATGTTATCATATAGTTTAATTTTTGTAATAAAATATCATTATTAGTATTTACTTCTGCAGGATTATAGCTTACATTATAGTATGGCTTATTTACTTGATTTCTATTAGGGGTATATCCAGGTAATACTTTTTTATAATAATCTTCTGCTGTTTTACTATCACCATAATTGCTGTAATCATTTAAATCCAAATTATCATCACCATCATAATTTGGTTGAGGAGCTCTACCTAATGTTCTAAACATTAATTCGTTTTTATCATTTGACATATTCATCATTTGTTCTGTCGTTTTTGTTTTATTTACTCCAGATGACTGAGGTTTCGGTGGTGGGTTGAAATTACCAATTTCACTCGTTTCATCATCATCAGAATTTGAATTGTTGTGGATTTTTTCTAAAACAGAATTTACTTTTTCTGTATCAAAGTTTTCTTTAGGATATTTTTTTTGTGTTTTATTATGTGTTTGTCGTTTTTTTTGTATTAAATTATCGGTTTCACTTATCATTGATTCTACATTTGAATTATCATTAAATGGGGCAGCAAACATTGCTAAAGACATTCTTAATAAAAATTTAGATAATAATTTGTTAAACAGACTGAAATTTAAATTTTATTTTTCAAAAATAAAATTATATAAGATTATTTATATAAATGAATTTTAAACTAGTTAGTAAAAATAATTTGGGTGTAGTTACCTCATTACTTCTTGTCATTTTATTATCTCAGACGAAAATATTAAACTTTTTATTTGATTCTTCTTTAGGAAGAACAATTTTAATTTTATTTATTATATTAATAGCTTACACTAACAAATTTTTGGGAATTTTAATTGTTTTCTTCGCTGTAGTATTATTCAATAATGATAATAATGGATTTGAGGGGTTTACTAACAGTTCTTCTACTCAAAAACACGACGGTGGTAAAATTAGAACAGCAATTCAAAATAAAATACAACAAGCTTCGGGTTCTCCTACATCTTCTACAAACATACCTCTAGTTTCTAAACCATCGTCTAATGCAAACACTTCCACACCATCTACAGGTGGTATTGAAGGTTTTGATATAATTGGTACTGAAAATACTATTGTAAGAGGAAAACAATCAAAAACCATACCTGTAAATAATACATTACGCTCATCTATACATACAGAACCATTTAATGGATTATACTCTGATTCTTACTCACAATTTTAATATACTATTATTATATATGAAATATCTTGCATATTATATATTCTTCTCATTAATTGTATTATTTTTTGCATATTTTAATTCGTTACATACAGTAGAATCATTTACACCTAAAATAAAAGAATTATATCGTCCATATGTTAGAAAAGCACGTATATTTTCTGAAAATTTTTATACAAAACAAAAAAATAATATATCTAATCTTTTTAGAAAATTTGGAATAATATAAGTCTTTTTAAAAATTTTAATAATATGTTATTTTAATATAATGACTACAAGTGAAAATAATAATATAAATGAAGATAAACAATTAGGTGGTAAAACTAATATATTTACTCCTTTATTAAATGGATTAGGGTTTTTTAATCATCATATTATGTATTTAAATAATAGTAAGTTTTTTGCTGGTGTAATTATGATTCTTCTAAACGTAGGTTCAAAATTTATTGCTATTCAATTTAGCAGGTCAACCGAAGAATATATGAAGTGGGGTGTTACTAAACAAATTTTAGTTTTTGCAATGGCTTGGATGGGTACTCGTGACATTTATACGTCCCTTGGATTAACTGCTGTTTTTACCATATTATCTGAATATTTGTTCAATGAAGAAAGTACGCTCTGCATTGTACCACCTCAATATAGGATTTTACATAAATTATTAGACACAAATGAAGATGGTGCAGTATCAGAAACAGAAATATCCGCAGCTATAGCTGTGTTAGAAAAAGCAAAAAGAGAGAAACAAAGAAAAACTCAGAAGGAAGCATTTACCAAATTTGATTTTAATAGATATAATTTTGACAAATAAAATTAAAAATATATTAAACATTTTTAATTTTATTAAATGGTATTACTCAAATTATATAATAATTTTATATTCTTTTTTTTCTCGTGTATCTATTCATCTGTGATGTTTTACTATTTGTCTGTTTTTGAGTTTTTGTATTTGTAGTTGCATTGTTTACCTTATTTGTTTTGTTGTGATAAAGTGGTGCTATTGTATATGGTTGACCAGTAAATTCTGCATATGCTTTTCTAACAGCATTCCATTTTATTCTACATTTTATATTTTTCTTATCTTCTTCAGTTAATGTTGTTCCTGATTGTAATTCCATATCAATTGTTATATAATATGCTATTTGGGTTGATTCCTTTTTGTGTTGTGGTTTAACCATTTTTTGCGCCATAGGTTGCCTTCTATATTGATTACC